TCAATGCTATCTGATATTTCTGTGCTTTCCATTTCCGATAATATTCGAGATATATTCAGGAGCGTTCCGAGCCGTATCGGTCGAATAACGAACGTTTTTTCTTTCGGTAACAATCCTATTTTGTGCAGTATACAGGGATTGTTTACCGTGACATCAAACTCAACCCCATTATCCAGTATCGTTTTTATTGCATCGGCCTGTATTTTCGCTGCATCTAATACTTCGGCCTCCTGTGTTATTTCCGGCGTTGTTTCTGGCTTTTCTTTCTTACTCATTTTTCCCCCCTGTAATATTTAGAGGGGCAGTATATGCCCCTCTTCTTTTTATACCTGTGTTATAACGCACGGAGAAATTGCCGTTGAACTTATAGGTGTTAAAAATTCGCATTTGAATGTAAGAGTGCCTGTATCGGTCTTTGCAAATTTCAAATCGCCACTTGCAGATATTGATGCACGTGGTATTTGAAACTTCAGTTTTTTGCCATTAATCGTTCTGGACTGAGCAAACACAGCATATTCGTTATTGACAACAGTGGCGGTTGGGAAACTGTATACACCGGCAGACGCCACACCGCCGAACGCATACAGAAGCGTCTGAGTACCCATATCGCGAAGAGCAAACTCGATGTATTTCCGCTGTGTGCCGAATATCTGAATATCCGGGGCATCCTCTTCTTCGATATATATGGTCGTTATTTCAGGGTCTTCAATAACAAAATGTGCGCTATCTGGAACGACATTTCCGATAGTACTCATGGACGCTGCCGTTGCCGGGAATGCGCCGGTAGACCTGACCGCCCCGAACTGGAGATATTCCAGTCCGACAAGACGAACTTTGGATTTTTTATCACTCATTTTATTACCTCACTTTTTTACGGTTCAAACTGAATAGTCGCCTGTAACCGAATAGATGAATAACTGATTCCTGATTTGTCGATGTCTTCCATAACGCCTTGACTCACCGGTTCAAGATGCAAATACGTTAACGATGAATTATAAGCCTCGATAACCGTCAATACCGCAGCTGTCATAGCATTAAGATTCGCATCGTCAGGTATGCCGGGCGCGATGTCAGGAGCATAACAGTTTATTATCACCGGGCAGCCCTGAAGATCAATATCAGTGCCCCCAGCAATATGAAGCGTCGCTACTGTTATATCACGTTTTGTAGAATCAATCGGCCTACTCGTACGATACACCCGGCCGTCAAGCGTTGTTCGAACTGCTGCGACATTCACAATCGGATATATTTTATCCAGTATGTCAAATACGGTTTTCATGTGAAGTGTATTCCCAACCTTTCGCGCATAAACGGCAGTAATTCCGATTCTGCAAACATCGACGACCCGGTTATAACATCATACCCTTTTGATTCTACCGCCGCCGCGTATTCCATGCCGGCGACAACAACAAGTATCATGCCTTTTGGATACTGTCTCGCAAGTTCTTCGACAAGTTTCGCGGCCTGCTCGTGCATCATGGACGCCTTATCGATAGAGCCGTCGAAAATTATCGCATAACCTATCGAGCTTGTCAGATTGCCAGTCTGATCCTCATAAGTATGATTTTGTTTCGCAAATTTAACGCTCTCTATCCCGACATAAGAAAGCACCTCGAACATCTTACGAGTTTTTTCCTTTTCA